GCTTCACCGCTGCCGGTCTCGGGAACGCTCTGCGTACTGCGGTGTGGACTTGGGCCTCAAAGGTAGCGGACGCTGTCGACGAGGACGACGACGATGACTTCATCGGTGAGTGCGACGACGACACGCCGCCCCCTACGGTGAACTAAGGTGATCGTCCGCGTTGACGGAGACGTGATCGTGTATCGCGCAGGGTTCGCTGCCGAACACACGTTCTGGAAGTTCGTCCACGCGGGCACCGAGCGAGAGTTCGAGACCCGGAGCGCGCTCCTAGAGCACGCCGAGGGCCTCGGGCTCAAGCCGGGTCAGTATGTGGTGGAGACGAGACGGGAAGTGGAGCCAGTCGAGAACGCCCTGTACAACGTCCGGTCGATCATCCGCACTACGGCTGAGGAGCTACAGGCGGACCCGAAGGACGACGTACTGGTGTACCTCTCTGGCCCTACGAACTTCCGGATGGGCGTGGCTACGATCAAGCCGTACAAGGGCAACCGCGACAAAGCGCACAAGCCCACGCACGCGGCCGACATCAAAGCCATGATCCGTCGGGAGTACCAGACGGTTACGTCGGATGGGGAAGAAGCCGACGACCGCATGGGGATCGACCACTACACTGATTGGGAGAAGGACAGGTACTCGTCGGTGATCGCAACCATCGACAAGGACTTGGACATGATCCCGGGCCTGCACTTTAACTTTGTCAAGAAGGAGAGCTATGACATCACACCAGAGCGAGGAATCTGGAACTTCTATCGACAACTTCTCACAGGAGATGTTACAGACAACATTCCGGGGATTGAGGGAATCGGGCCTGTTAAGTCCGCAAGACTACTCCCGCCTGTCGGGTCTAGCGAAGCTGTACTCTTTGCAGCCGTTCTCGATGAATATCGCAGAGCGTTTGGCGATGGAGCTAGTGAGCGCCTTACAGAAGTTGGCCGACTCCTCTGGATCAGACGCCGAAACGACGAGTGGTGGAATCCCCCGATTGGGGGACCCGTGCCCGATGTGCGGGTACTCGCTGGTGATTCCGGGACCGCTGTGCAATAAGTGCGGGTGGACGTTAACCGTTAACGAGGAAGTATGCCCTACATAACTCAAGAGTCTCGAGAAGGCGCAGCGCACGTTCCGGTAACTCCCGGGGAACTCAACTACGCTGTGACGAAGCTGGTCAACGACTACATGATGCGGAAGAAGCCCCTGAACTACGCCGTGATAAACGAGATCATGGGGGCGTTGGCTGGAGCGAAGGCCGAGTTCTATCGCCGCGTGGCGGTGCCGTACGAAGAATCAAAGAAGGAGATCAATGGCGATGTCTACTACTAAACCGTGGTATCTGGCGGGACCGATGAGCGGTATCCCGCAGTTCAACTTCCCGCTGTTCGACTCGGAGTGCGAACGTCTGCGCGGGCTGGGCTGGTATATCCTCTCGCCTCACGAGCAGGACAGCCCGGAAGTGCAGGCAGAGGCACGAGCGTCGAAGGACGGGTTGCTGGTTGGCGGGAAGATCGCTGGGGAGACGTGGGGCGAGATCCTCGCCCGAGACGTGCGTCTGGTGTCTGACGAGGTCGTCGGGGTACTGGTTCTCCCGAACTGGTACAACTCCCGGGGCGCTCGGCTGGAGACGTTCGTAGCGCACCTGTGCAACAAGCCGATCCTCTACGCCGCTGGGTTCGGTCAGGTCCCTGCCTATCAGTTGACGCAAGCGTGGAGCACTGGCCTTAATCTTGATTCCCTAGGAGGGTATCGTCTGTGAGCAATGCAATTCTCGACAAGAAGCAGTTGGGCAATGGGTACGAGTTCATCCAGACCCCGGTCTGGTACAGCGCAACGGTCAACGTCCCGGAAGGTACGACCGAGGCTGTGTCCAAGCTGATGAAGAACTTCTACACGGTCCAGTCGTGGCTGGATACCGTGTACGAGGCCGCCCGGGTGGGCGTCGATACCCCTGTCATGCCTGACGAAATCAAGGAGATCCTGTGGCCCGCCGATTCAGCAACCGCAAAGCAGGCGTCCGAAAAGCAGCCGAAAAAGCGGGCTACCGCAGCGGCTTCGAGCACCGAGTCGCCGAAAGCCTGACGGCCCGGGGGGCCGACTTCGACTACGAGCCGAAGGACGAAGTGCTGGAGTACGAGGTACACGAGCTACGCAAGTACCTCCCCGACTTCCGCATCAACGCCACCGGCATCATCGTCGAGTGCAAGGGGAGACTCACTGCCCAAGACCGGAAGAAGTTGAAGCTGGTCAAGGCGCAGTACCCGGATAAGGACATCCGGTTGGTGTTCATGTTCAATAATAAACTCAGCCCCAAGTCCAAGACGAGGTACTCGGATTGGGCGTACAAGAACGGATTCCAGTGGGCGCTGAAAGACATCCCGGAGGAATGGTTAACGTGAAGGTTAAGTTCGGTGAAGCGGTAAAGGGTGTCCTTCTGGTCATCTTCGCGATCATCATCATCGCGATCATGTGGCCCAAGACATGAGTGTAGGGGACGTCAACAGCACTGCACGAGGCAGTGGGGCGCGCTACAACGACAACAAGCCTGACTGGTCCTTGATGCCTACACACCTGTTGGAGGAGGTTGTGCGGGTGTGGATGTACGGGGCCAACAAGTACGCAGCGTGGAACTGGACCAAGGGGATGAAGTGGTCTATCCCGTATGCGTGCATCATACGCCACCTGTACCGTTGGTTCTGGTACGGGGAGCGCAACGACCAAGAGTCGGGGCTTTCCCATCTGGCGCATATCGTGTGCAACATCCTCATGTTGATGCACTACGAGAAGGCGTTCCCGGAGGGAGACGACCGACCGATCAAGGAGTTCAGTATTGAAAATCCTAGCACTTGACGTAGAGACTGCCCCTAACACAGCGCATGTGTGGGGCCTGTTCAAGCAGAACATCGGGATCAGCCAGTTGCTTGAAACGGGTCGCGTGATGTGCTTCTCGGCTAAGTGGCTGGACAAGGACAAGATCATCTTCAAGTCCGAGTTCCATCACGGTCACGAGGAGACCATCTCCGCTGCACACGCGCTAATCTCCGAGGCCGATGCACTACTCACGTTCAACGGGGGATCGTTCGACGTTCCCATGCTGAACCGTGAGTTCTTGAAGTACGAGCTACTGCCACCTGCTCCTTACGCACACATCGACCTTCTGCTCGTCGCCAAGCGACGGTTCCGCTTTACCTCGAACAAGATGGACAACATCGCGAGAGAGCTAAAGATCGCACGGAAGATTCAGCACAGCGGCCACCAGTTGTGGGTGGACTGTATGAACGGGGAGAAGAAGGCGTGGGGCGAGATGAAGGAGTACAACATGCAGGACGTTGTCGTCACCGAAGAGATCTACAAGCGGTTCTTGCCGTGGATTGACACCCACCCGAACATCGCTCTGTATACCGACTTCGACGATCCAGTCTGCACGAACTGTGGCTCCGACGATCTACAGCACCGTGGTACGCAGCACAACAAGACGCTTTCATATAAGCGGTTCCAGTGCAACGACTGCGGGACGTGGGTCCGTGCGCGGTTCCCCGAGAAGCGGGGCGATAAGAAAGTGCTGGTCCAAATCGGGAGGTAACCGTGGACGACGCAGACATCGAGGACATCCTGTCGAGCGATGTCAAGATCATCGACATAACAAAGCGCATTAACGGCAACTTCGTGTGGCCGGGTCACCTGATGCCGGACGGCAGGCAGATCGTTCTGCAAGCCCCCGAGAAGGTGGACGCCAACACGATGATGACGTGGTGCAATCTACTGAGGGGAGAATATAGTGCGAGGAAGGACCGCAAAGAAGCTGAGGCGAAAGCTCGGGCGGAGGCTAACCGAGTTGTGGACGAGCGGCCAGTTGCCGCCCCCGTCGACACTGGAGTCAGCGTACGCCCGGATCAAGCGAGCCGAGAAAGCCGGGAAGAGAGCGTGGAAGAGATCCTCCGCGCCAAAGTCGCTGACTTGGAGCGAACGGTCGAGTCTTGCAGACAGGTTTGTGCTGAGGCGTTTGCTGTCCGCAGAGCGGCAGAGGAACGACTTGACCGAGCCGTCCTCGAACTCACCCGGGCTCGACTCGCCCTCGGTGTCGTAAGCGATGCACCAGAAGATAGCCGAACGGATCGCGGACAACCTAAGCCTAGTACGACGACGCGACGGCGGACCCGCCGCAGCGGAGTGGTGGGCGTCACGGTTTCCGAAGATCAGTGAAGAAGATTATTATCAGGTGCTGAAAACTTTGGAGGCCCGTAGACCCAAGCGTTAACCGTTAACGTTGTTGGGCAAAAGAAAACCCCCGTCCCGGTCACCCGGGCGGGGGCTTTTTTATTTGCGCAGTTGGAACTTCGTCTCGCGCTCAATCCACTTACACATCACCCGGAACGTAGCGTCGTGGCATGGCCCGACCTCTAGCGCCTGTAGTTGGTACTGGTGGACCATCTCGTGCAGGAGCGTCCCGACCGTTTCGTACCAACTCAAGTACGATGATATGTGGATCTTGCACCGCTTGATGTGACTCCGCAGCGGCTTGTCAGCGTTCTTGTGCGCCTTCCACACCAAGGAACCTTGGTACTTCTGCGCTCTCGTCAGCCTGATTGTTAGCGGCGGCGTCAGCTTCGACCCGAAGTACCGGCGGTTGAAGTGGTGCCACAGTTCCCATAGGTCGGAGGTACGACTCATGCGGGTTCTCGGTATCGTATTGATTGCGTCTCCACCACCTGACTCCCACGGTTGCACAGAACATCGTACCGAGAAGGATCTGGTAGTACCACGGCGTCTTGTCCAGAGCCGCGAACCCGTTAGACACGACGGCA